CTTTAAAATTTCCCCGGAGGGCATTTTTAGGGAGCCTTTTCAGCTGTTCCAGTGTTTACAAGGGTCTATAACTCATGATATTTGACAACGGTTTCTGTGGGATCGGCTCAAAGTTAGTTCTCCTTTCGTTGAGTAGCATTGTCATGATTTGTAGGTCCTTTTAAATACTGGAAAAGTATGTGAGAACTATCACAGAAATAACGAACAACTAAATGGAAGGAGGCATCAACTTTGAGGAAAGCAAAGCAATCCGAGTCTTCTAGGATGATGCGTCCAGCATTAACGCCAGAAGCGAGAGAAAATCAGCTTGTTTCATTGGCGGTTGACTTGGCTGAAAAGCAGTTACGAGAGGGAACAGCCTCGTCGCAGGTGATTACTCACTATTTGAAGCTCGGTTCAACGAAAGAAAGAATTGAAAAAGAGATTTTGGAAAAACAGAAGGAACTGATAGAGGCGAAGACTCAGAATCTGAAATCCATTGAAAATTCGGAAAAGCTGTATGCTGATGCATTAAAGGCATTTCGTGGTTATAGCGGTCATGGAGATGAGGTGGATGATGCTTAAATGTTATTCAGAACTCTTGCGACTTACAACCTTTAAGGAACGATACGAGTATCTTCGTTTGGATGGAGTGGTTGGTGAAGAGACATTCGGATTTGATAGGTATCTTAATCAGATATTTTACAATTCTCAAGAATGGAAGGACATTCGGAGAAAAATTATTATTCGTGATAATGGATGTGATCTCGGATTGGATGGTTATGAGATTCGTGGAAAGATTCTTATTCATCATATGAACCCAATAAGGCAGCAGGACATATTGTTGCGGACTGATTTGGTTCTGAATCCAGAGTATCTGATCGCAACAACTTTATCGACCCACAATGCTATACATTATGGAGATGAGAAACTACTTTTAACAGTTCCAAATGAACGACGAAAAAATGATACATGCCCATGGAGGCATTAGGAGGAAAATTATGGAAGGAAACAAGAAGCCACTTATTGGTGTAGTGGTAAATTGTACGAATTTGAACATTCGCAAAGATCCGACGCAGGCATCAAGATCATTAGGCATTATCGGTTCGGATACAGTTGTAACGGTTTGTGATGAAGAGTCTGTTTCTGGTTTTTATAAAGTTAAGACCGGAGACGGTATCATTGGGTATTGTATGAGCGAGTTTATAAAACTCTGTTAGATGGAGGTGCGATCATGAATATTACAGATAGTATACTGACATCAATCAAGAAATTACTCGGAATCGCAGAGGAGTATGAACATTTCGATGCGGATTTGATCATGCACATCAATTCTGTGTTCTCGATTCTTACACAGCTTGGTGTCGGCCCATCCAAAGGTTTCATGATCGAAGATAAGAATGCAACATGGAAAGATTTCATTTCTGATGAATCCAAATACATGCTTGTCAAATCTTATATGCATTTGAAGGTTAAACTTCTTTTCGATCCGCCGCTTAGTTCGGCCGTGTTGGAGTGTTATAAAACACAAATCAGCGAGTACGAATGGCGTTTAAATGTTGCTGCGGAAAACGATGACACCGATCCAGATGAGCCTGAGCATTATTCCGGATCATATGAAGTTACACCAAAGGCGCATCGGACTCAAACTTTGGATACGTCTGGAAAAGTGCTTAGTGAAGACCTTGTGATTCATGAAGTTCCGTATTATCAGACATCCAATGCCAGTGGAGGTGTTACCAGTTACATCGCAAAGGAGGGAGATTCAAAATGAATAACGCCTATTTAGCACACCATGGAATTCTTGGAATGAAATGGGGAGTTCGAAGATCGGAGGCACAGCTTGCCCGAGCCAGGGGACACTCTTCCAAGCCCTCAGACGATAAGAATGAGGTAGCAGCACGTAAGGTTGCTGTTAAGAATCGGCGAACAATGTCCGATTCCGATCTTAAGAAAAGAATTGAGAGACTTAAATTAGAACGCGAGTTTAAGAATCTTACAGAAGATGATATCGCACCTGGCAGAAAGTATGTGTCAGAAATTCTTTCTGCATCCGGAAAGAAAGCGTTGACTATGGCTGCGGCCGGAGCAATGACTTATGCCGTCAAGACTGCAATGACAAAGGAATTCAATCTTAAAGAGGCTGCACAGTACATTGCTGCAAACCCGAATAAGAAGAAGTAGGAGAAGAAAATAATGGCGTTATCGAACACTGCCGTCCCGAAATACTACGGCATGTTTCGTGATGCCGTAATTCGTGGCGAAATTCCGGTATGTCGAGAAATCGAGATGGAGATGAACCGAATCGATGATCTCATTGCGAATCCGGGAATTTATTATGATGACCAAGCAGTAGAGGGCTTTATCAGCTATTGCGAAAATGAGCTTACTTTAACTGACGGTTCAGATTTGAAACTGCTTGACACATTTAAAGTTTGGGCTGAGCAGATTTTCGGCTGGTACTATTTTGTTGAGAGAAGTGTATACGAACCTTATGAGGATGGTCATGGCGGACATTACGTCACCAAGTCTATCCGAAAAAGGTTAGTTAATAAGCAATATCTCATAGTGGCCAGAGGTGCCGCAAAGTCAATGTATGGTTCATGCTTGCAGAATTTCTTCTTAAATGTTGACGTCACAACGACACATCAGATAACCACAGCTCCGACGATGAAGCAGGCAGAAGAGGTGTTGTCACCGATTCGAACCGCTATTACCAGATCAAGAGGACCTTTCTATAAGTTCCTCACAGAAGGATCGTTGCAGAACACGACCGGATCAAAGGCGAATCGAATGAAATTGGCATCCACTAAGAAAGGAATTGAGAACTTCCTTACTGGATCGCTTCTTGAAATTCGTCCAATGCGAATCGACAAACTTCAGGGACTTCAGCTTAAAGTGGCGACGGTTGACGAGTGGCTTTCTGGTGATATTCGAGAAGATGTAATCGGAGCAATCGAACAGGGTGCATCGAAGGTCAACGACTACCTTATCGTTGCGATCAGTTCAGAGGGTACTGTCCGTAACGGTGCTGGCGATACAATCAAAATGGAATTGATGGACATTCTAAAAGGGGATTATATCAATCCGCACGTATCGATCTGGTGGTATAAGCTAGATTCTATTGATGAGGTTGCCGATCCGGATAAATGGTTGAAAGCAAATCCGAACCTTGGAAAGACTGTTTCTTATGAAACCTATCAGCTGGACGTTGAGAGAGCAGAAAAGGCTCCGGCAGCTCGAAACGATATTTTGGCTAAGCGCTTCGGACTTCCTATGGAGGGATATACATATTACTTTACATATGAAGAAACTCTCCCACATCGCCATCGAGATTATTGGCAGATGCCATGTTCTTTGGGAGCTGATCTATCACAAGGCGACGATTTCTGTGCATTCACATTTTTATTCCCATTGTCGAACGGATCGTTCGGCATCAAAACCAGAAACTACATTTCCTCATCGACTCTGATGAAACTCCCAGCAGCAATGAGAATTAAATACGATCAGTTTATGAAAGAGGGAAGTCTTATTGTGTTGGAAGGAACGGTTCTTGACATGATGGAAGTATATGAGGATTTGGATAACCACATTATTGAATGCGGTTACGATGTACGATGCTTTGGTTATGATCCATACAATGCAAAGGAATTTGTTGAACGTTGGGCGAGTGAAAATGGACCATTCGGAATAGAAAAAGTTATCCAGGGTGCAAAGACAGAATCTGTCCCACTTGGCGAATTGAAGAAACTTTCAGAAGAGCGAATGCTCCTATTTGATGAGGATTTGATGACATTTGCTATGGGAAACTGCATTACCCTGGAAGATACTAACGGGAACCGTAAATTGCTGAAAAAGCGGTATGAACAAAAAATTGATGCCGTTGCAGCAATGATGGATGCGTATATCGCTTACAAGGCAAATCGGGAAGCATTTGAGTAAAAAGAAAGGAGAGTAATGGATAAATACTTAGCGCATCACGGTGTTCTTGGTATGAAATGGGGAGTGCGACGGTATGAGAATTATAATGGAACTCTTACTGCCACTGGAAAGAAACGATATGGTTCGGATGTTGAGAGTGCGGTTCAGAAACAGAAAGCAGCGAAGAATACTGTTCAGAAAGCTTCTAAACGGTATGCTAAAACATACTCTGCAAAGGATGCTGCTGAACTTCAAAAAGCCAATGCTAAATTGAGTTGGGCAAATAGGCAAGTGAAAAATGAAAAAATTAAAGAGAAGCTTGACTCGGAAACATCCAAAAGTAAACACCGACAGAAACTGGAAGACGAATATGTTAAGAAAGGAATGACACAAGAGGAAGCCGCCATTGCCGCTTATAAGCGAGACCGAACCGAGAAGGCCGTCACCGCTGTGGCCGGTCTTACGATAGCAGCCGCGACAGCTTACGTTGCCTACAAACATTACGATAAAAATGTCGATAAGGTTATTAAGGCTGGAAAAGAATTACAAAACATTTCAAACAACAGCAATCGAGGTGTATCCGATGCTTTTTACTTTAGTATGACGGGTATGGATAATGCTAAGTATAGGGGTCTATATGGTGATACGTTGTCAGCTAGAGGAAAAGTGTATGAGACTAAAATAGGAGTGAATAAAAGTATTAAGGTTGCTTCTGAAAAATCAGCAGTGAATGCTCTTTCTGAATTAGTTAAAGAGGATAAGAGCTATGCCAAAAATTTAGAAACACACTTATTAAATTCGCAGAACCGGTACGGCTTGAAAAAGCAGAACGACACTATTGCTAAAGGGCTGGACTCTCTCCAAAAAGGGAAGATAGACGATAAAGTTTATAAGGCTTTAAATCTTTCATTAGTTGATCATAATTTGCCGACATCGTCAGAGGTCAACAAGGGATTTTATGAAAAATTGAAGTCTAAAGGATATGGTGCTATACTTGATGTAAACGATAAAGAACTCAGCGGTTTTAGATCAAGCAAACCTATGATCGGTTTTGATGTGGGTTCTAATGTAAGCGTGAATCGAGTGAAAGAACTTGGCGAAACGGAGATTAAGCGTAGTAAAAACATTGCTATGGCAGATCTTACAGTAAAAACATATGCACCTGCTGGTGCTGGGTATTTGGCGTCCATGGGACTTGTACGTGCTGCTGGACAACAGAAGACGCAGCGTGACGAGAGAAAGATTATTCAGGAATATCGGAAAGAGCATTCGGACTCCAAATTATCAGACACTCAAATTCTGAACAATTACTATAAATATTAGGAGGGTAAAGCATGAAAAAGAAGACGTACCATATGCTTAAAAGAATTCCTTTCGGAAAACTGGCATTATTCGTTACCGGAAATACAGAAATAAAAATCTGTAGTCAGATGATGGCTGACGGGTTATACGAGCCGATTCGGAAATACGCGAAATTGCATCCGGACACGGTTATCACAGAGAAGTTAGCAAAAAAGATCCTTTCAAAAGGTTAAACAGTGTTCTTTAGAGACTGCGTTGGTGCGGTCTCTTTTTTTTTGTGCCCATCTTTAGGAGGTGAGAATTCAAAATGGATTTATCATTAAGTTCCAGGTTTAAAAATGCCTGGAATGCTTTTCGGAATAGAGCTCCAACCATGATGTCTCAGGACATTGGTTCTGGTTATTCGTATCGTCCCGATCGTTTTCGACTTACCAGAGGAAACGAAAGATCGATAGTCACATCCGTATACAATAGAATCGCTTTAGACGTAGCCGCCATCAACATTCAGCACGTTCAGTTGGACGATGAAGGGCGGTTTTTAAATGTTATAAAAAGCGGTTTAAACGAATGTTTGTCGTTGGAAGCCAATCTTGATCAGACTGGTAGGGCATTTATCCAGGATATTGTTATGTCCATGATGGATGAGGGATGCGTGGCGATTGTTCCTGTAGATACAGACGACGATCCAGATGACACAAAAGGGTATCAGATTCTTTCGATGCGAGTTGGTCGAATTCGTGACTGGTACCCTCGTCACGTCCGTGTTGAAGTATACAACGAAAATACTGGGCGAAAACAAGAAATCGTTGTTCCGAAAGATACGGTTGCTATCGTGGAAAATCCACTGTATGCGGTAATTAACGAACCAAATTCAACAATGCAGAGGCTTATTCGAAAATTGAATTTGCTAGATGCTGTCGATGAACAGAGTAGCTCAGGCAAGTTGGATTTAATCATTCAGCTCCCTTATGTAATTAAATCAGAGGCAAGGCGTCAGCAGGCAGAGAAGCGGCGTAAAGATATCGAGCAGCAGTTGTCCGGTTCTAAGTATGGTATTGCTTATACTGATGGAACAGAGCGAATCACACAGTTGAATCGTTCGTTGGAAAACAATCTAATGAAGCAGATTGAATACTTAACGAGTATGCTTTACAGCCAGTTAGGAATCACTCAGAGCATCTTAGATGGTACCGCAGACGAGAAGACTATGCTGAACTATTACAATCGGACAATCGAACCGATCATTTCGGCAATCGTTGATGAAATGAAGAGAAAATTCTTAACAAAGACTGCCAGGTCCCAGAACAAGTCAATTATGTTCTTTAGAGATCCGTTCAAGCTTGTGCCGGTAGCTGATCTTGCTGAAATTTCTGATAAGTTTACCAGAAATGAAATTGCTACATCAAACGAAATCAGACAGGTAATTGGTTGGAAGCCATCTGCTGATCCTAAGGCTGATGAATTGAGAAACAGCAATTTAAGTGCGCCTGGTGGCGGTTCCGTAACAGATGCTACGAGTGGTGATGGAACAGAATCCAGCGATACCAGTGATTACGATGCTCTGGTTAATGAAGTTCTTGACAGTATTTCTGCACAGATCGATGACATTGTCGGCAATTATACAGTTGGCGATGATAAGGAGGGAGATGATTCTTAATGGATGAACCTAAAGTTGCGGTTCTTAGACATTATGCATCGCCCTATTACGATCCTCAGAAAGCGCATGAATACTATATGCGTACCAGAGAGTTAAAAGGCCGTTCTACCACATCACTGAACGATGATGGAAAGAAGATTTGGTCTTATACAAAAAATAATATCAAATCTGAAAAGGCTGCAAAGGTCAAAGAAGAGCAGGAAAAGCGAGATCAGAAGATTACGGAACTTCGTGAAAAAGCAGAGGCAACGAAGGAACAGATATCTTCTCGTTTGAAAGAGCTGAATGAGGCTTTAACCCAAAATGCTTCCGATAGGAAGAAAAGCATCGATACTGATAAAGATTCTGATTTGGAAGAAATTGAAAAGGAATCATCTAGCGAGAAGGAACGAATCGATAATAAAAAGAATGCCGAAATCGAGCGTTTGATGGCAATAGAAATTCCATCAGGATTATCCAAGGCTGAGAGATCTAAGCGGGTTGCTGAAAGAACCGCAAAGATTGCAAAGCTTAGAAACGATGCGAAATCTGACAAAGCAAAAATCAGTAGCGATGCCAAAACGGACAAGGCCAGTGTTAGAACAGATGCGACTAATCAGAAGGCGAAGGTGTCGTCCGATACCAAGGAAGAAAAAGCTGAGAATCAAGCCAATGCGAAAAGCGAAAGAGCAAAAGTTAGCTCCGAGCTTAAAGCAGCAGTCAAATCTGTTAGAGAAGCTTATAAAGCGGCAAAAGCCGATCTCGATTCTTCATATGAACAAACGTATCAGGATGAATTCGATAAGATTCAGTCAGAGTACAAGAAAGTCAAGAAATCATCAAAGAAAAAGTCTTCCAGCTCATCAAAGAAGACATCGCATCCGTTATCGTACTATATCAGAAAATAGAGGAGGAAAATCAAAATGAAGTATGACTTTGGTGGCTGGGCCACTAGAAACGATCTTCAGTGTGCCGATGGAAGAGTCATTAAAAAAGACGCTTTCAAAGGTCAGAACGGGCAGACTGTCCCGTTAGTATGGATGCATAATCATGCCGATCCGGCGAACGTGCTTGGATTAGCTCATCTCGAAAATAGAGATGAAGGAGTTTATGCGTTCTGTGAATTTAATGATACAGACTCAGGAAAGACTGCACGGGAACTTGTAAAACATGGCGACGTACAGTCTCTTTCTATCTTTGCCAATCAGCTTAAACAGGCTGGTCACGATGTTGTTCATGGCATTATTAGAGAGGTAAGTCTGGTGTTAGCCGGTGCCAATCCTGGAGCATTTATCGATGATGTGGTAATGCATGGGGACGGAGAAACAGGCATTATCATTGGCTATGATGAAATGATTATGGGTCATCTGGAGCATTCTGATGACGAGGGGAAAAAAGAAGATCCGCCGAAATCAGAAGATGAGAAAAATGGCGAAACAGTAGGGGACGTGTTAAAAACCCTCACCGATAAACAGTAC